TCCGGTTTCTCTGTCCATGTTGACTGAAAACTTGGTCAGAAAGGAAAATGTGCTTAATGTGTAATCACACACGACCGCAAATCACTGCGGCTGGGCAGGCACCTATCTCGGCTTGGGAGCCGGGATGGTGGCCTTGCCCGTTGGGGGGTTCCTCCATGCGGTGGCCAGGGTCTGTCGGTTGGGTCCATGTTGGATGCCGCCGACAACTGGTGGCGCCGGATTGTCTGCGCCCTTGACGACCTGTATTGCAACAGGCCTAGTGTCTCTGGCTGCCTGCATAAGGTCCCTGGATGGTCTTCCCATCAAGTCCGTCGGTGGCTTTGGAGCGCCGCCGACTTTCCCGGGCTTGCTGGGTGCTTTTGCGCTAGAGTTGGTCTTTCCGTGTCCGTTCGTTTGGTTTATCCATAGTGCCGTCAGGTCAGAGCCCACTTGCGGCAGAAATCCTGCTTGCTGCAGGTTCATATCCGGTAGGTGGACTTCGCCCCTTGGCCTCGCACGACCATAGGAGCCGCCTATCTGCGTTTGGATCATCGGGACGTCAACGCCAGTGCCGCTCACAAGGGCGGAAAGAGGCACGCCCGAGGCTGAGGCCAGCTTTTGCAGGCCTACGAGTCGTGCCTCGAGCTGCTTTTCGGTGTTCTTCGCGTTGATGTTGACCGATGCCTTCGCAGCCATGATCCCAAGTGCGGCGTCCCGTGCCTGCATGTCCTTGTCGTGGTCTTGATCGCTACGTTGCATGTCCTTTTGCTGGGCAAGCAACTTGTCGGTTGTCATCTCCTGTAGTTGAAGAGCCTTGATGTTGGTGAGCTCCTGTGACTTGATCTGCTTCTCCGCGGCAACAAACTGCAGCGCGCTGCCAATGATGCTGGCAGCAACGCCACCAGCTGCTCCGAGAGCAGAGCCGGCACCGCCACCACCGCCTGAGGCGCCAAGCGCCTCGGCCGCAATGGCGCCGCTCTGGACCTCGAAGCCATGAACTTGGGCGAATGTGATGCCCTCATCTCTCTTGGCCGCGCTTTGGTGTTGGTAGAAGGCGCTAGTCTGGTACATGTTGTTGGCCGTTATCTTGACGTAAGTGACAGGCGTCTGAGCTGGAGCAAAGCCACCGAACTCCCAGTACACAGTGTTGAGCACTAGTTGGACAGTGGTGGGGCCACCAGCGGAAGCCATCCAGCCGTCAGGGTGGAGTTTGACGGTCCGGACTATGCCATTGGTGAGCTTGTCCTTGGCAATGAGTAGGGCAACTGAGTCGGCAGGAATGTTCAGGTTGGCGAGTATCTGCTTGACTCCCATGGACTGGCCGCCTTCAAGCGGGACACCGCCCCAGCTGCTTTGGAACGTGACTATGCCTTCCCCGGGCTGCGTGTAACGCACGCCAGTTGCATAGACGAATGGCTTGAGGTTGGCGTTGCCATTGACCAGGAAAGTGATCGGGCCCCCAAGAGTGGACGGGACCTTGTTCAGAGTTCCAGAGTACTGGGCTTTGTCGCCTCCGAAGTCCATGTACTGTGCCAGTTCGGTGTAGCAGTCCGGCCAGCACGTGTTGTACTGCGTGCACGGGGTACCGGAGCCGTCGAAAACGTTGCCTTGCATGGCTGTCTGATTCAGGCTGTAGCTACCACGCTGGCCGGCGGTGCCGTTCCAGGTCCTACCGTCCGAGCCGACTATGTTGCCAAGGAATGTGTTGCGTATGAGCACCTCGTTGGAGTAGATGTTCATCAAGCCACAGTCACGTCCTGGGCGTGTTGTTAAGCCCCCGGCAGCCAAATCGTAGGTCTGGACCTGGTTGAACTGCTTCGGTGCCAGCAGCTTGAAGAACTGGTGCATGCTTGCCGTGCGTACCTCAATACGCACGAGATCAGTGCCGTTGGAGCC